AAGGAACCCCACTTGTGTTCCAAATAAAGTAATTGCGTGATGCCATGCTTTTTAGCGTCATCTATTTGTTGTTGACCGAGACCGTAAGCAGTGCCGCCGTAAGGAAGCGTCATAACATTTCTTTTAACGATCTTTCGACGATGCTTAGGATCTTTTACGCGCAGCCAATAGACGGGGCTTGCAAGAATACCTAGAAGATTGTTGTCTTCTTTGTAAGCTTGGATTCGCTCTACTAGTTGTGTTCTCAACTCGCTCTTTGGAGGTGACTCCATGATTTGACGCTTCATGTCAATCAAGGTGTCAATGTAGCATTCACAGTCTTCCAGAGTTTCAGGATCGAGCGTAGCAACTTGCTTCTCTAGACGCGTCCAAACGTGGTCACCGACATATTTATACAAATCGCCGGGCAACGCTTGTGGCACTAGGTTGACGTGAGGCGCTGTAACCTCGTCTTTTGTGAGTGCAGCAAGGTGTTGTGAACCGTTGTTAGAACCATCGATATAGACCTCTAAGTGAGATTCATAATCGTAGTTTTCAAATGAAACGTTCCCCGTAGCAACACCTTGTTCGTATTGCCACGTTCTGAGTTTCATCAACTCAATACAAGCAGCAAGGAATTGCCAAGTTTTATCTGCTTGCATCCAACCTTGGTGAAGACGTGGACTAGAAGCATAACCAAGAAAGATTTCCTCGTTATCCATAGCCCATGCGAAGCGTTCAGCTAGCGGTAACTTATCTGTTTTAAGACCGTCTTCCCGTCCTGAATCACCACCCCAATTAGAAGCGATTGACACCATTAACCAAAAGAAACCCGTTTTACCGATTGCTTTTTTATCAGAACGCAGCAACAATCCACGAGCAAGGTCTGAACCTTGTTCATGTAAGAAAGCTGTTGTTGGGTACTTTCTACCACGGAAATCATAGTAGTATAAATGGTAAAACGTCTTGTTAAGGAACCGTTTGGCGACATCACCGATGGTCTTTACTTCACGCAGTTTAGTGGCGCGTGCTTCAGGATTTGACTGTTCCCAAACGTCGGCAAAAGCTTCTGTGCGATTGCGTAGCGCCCAGAGGCTTACACGATAAACATCTTCATTAACTTGCCAGCCTTGCTCTTGCGCACGATTGATGCACGCAAAGACAATAGGGTGTGTTTCTGGCGTAAGTTTTTCAAGCACTTCTTTATTACCGGTCTTCACAAGATTTACACCGGTAGGGTGCTTTGCACTCGTCCAAGGCGCATAGGGAACTATGGACGGAAGCTTTTCCACTTTGTTAGGATCAACTTTTGCCCATAGCTCACATATCTCATCATCATTTGTTATGTTGACAATATAGCTTGCATGACCTTTTGAACCTTGTCCTAAAAGTACCTCTACTAAGCCAAGTTGCTCGATTGAGTACAAAATAAAAGCACCCGTTTTTGCGGCGAGTGCAGAGTCTTTCTTTTGTTTAAGCTTGTTTCGAACTTGGTGACCGAGTGCAGAAATTATCTCGGCAAAATAAATAGCAGTCTTCGTTGTACCTTTCCGAGGTCTTGTATATAGATACACGACAGAAATTACTGTATCAAGGTAGTCGTCAACTGAAAACTTGTTAAGGAACTTTAGTGGATTCTGCGGAGCAATTTCATCTGCTAGACGCAGCGCTAGCAAATCTTTTAGTTTATTTCGCATTTGCGGTTGCCCTGCTATCTAGTGATGATTCTTGCTATTGCTGTTAGTATATAGAAAGCTACGACGAATACAAATACGTAGACGGCAAACCTGACTATGACGCAAAAGATCACAAACTTAAAAAGGATCTCTAACAGCAAGCCGTGTTTGCGTTTACGACGCATTTACCTAGCTTCCTTTCTTTGGTGTTTCAAACAATTGACTAAAATTCCCACTTGGGGAAAGAGTCAATGTGGTCGGACCGAGAAAGAAAAAATAAAAAGTAAAAGTGAACAGTTTTTGGAAGGACATGTTCAGGTCCCTGTTGGATTTAAAAAGGTAGACCGGGGACAATTGCGACAAGTTTATCGCTTGGCACCATATACCAACGTTTTTGACGCCCGTCTTCAACAGCAAAGCATTCTAATTCGTTTGAAGAATAAGCAACGCCCGCTGCGGTAAAACCACCGTTGTCAACAAGACAAACAGCCATGTTAATACGCGTGTTATCATAATCGGGAACGTACTCACACGGCGTACCATTGATGTCAAGCCACTCTTCTTTAGATTGACCACCGGGAGGATTTACATAGTAGCCCATTTGGCTTTCCTTGTGTTGAGTTGTTAAGACGTTTTTACCGGCTTACGGACGTTAAGTGCAAGCCACAGTGCTAGCGTTCCTGCCCACAATACTGAAGTAAAGTGACCGAGAACAGCAACACTGATTTTAAGAACACCTATTGCAGGTGCTTTTACCATCGCAAACAAGAAAAACACTACAGATGTAAACACTAACATTATGCCAAAAGCGATTGCCAGAAGTTCAATCTGTGTTTTGTCGCGAAGTTTACTTTTTTGTTCGTTTGACTTTTGCAAGAGGGTCCTCCTCGCGCGCAATCTCGCTTGCAGTTCTGACGAGAAGAAAACCAATACTCGTCAAAAGAAAAGAGATTGCAGACAGGGTAAAAAAGATCACAAAAACTGTCATCATGATTTAACTTCTTTCCACTGGCCTTCAATCACGTCTTCTTGAGAACGTGCGAGGTATCTTGCGAGAGCGGCACCCATACGCAGCGCCAGTTTGAACAGACCGAGGAACACGCCGATAAACATAACGTAAAACAGCACGAAGATAATCGCCTTGGCAAACCAGACGAGGGCGAGCACGAAGAAGTTAGCAAGTTCTTCCATTTGGAAGTCTCCTTTAAGTTGGGTTGTTAAGTTAGTTTTCGTAGCAAGACGGTTCGGGAAGAGCCTCATCATAATAGCGACGAAGATCTTCTTCAAATGTCGACGTATGAACACCATCAATGACTTGTGAAGACACGACAGCAATCATACGCTCAAGAGCTTCACAGCGACGGTGCGCATCGCGACTACCTTGCAGCATAGCTTGTGACACACGGTCATAGTAAAACTCTCGATCTTTGATCGACTCAGTGCGTTCGCTGTAGTGAATCTTTGCGAGTGCGTAACGTCTGTCTTCGGCCCAAGAAGAAAAAACCTCTTGGATCGTTGCAGACGCGTGAGTCAGTGTGTGCTCGACTTTAAGCGAAAACAACTGTAAGCGCTGTATAAAAACGCAAAATTGATTTTTCATGAGATAGTTCCTTTGATTCTCACTTGAGGTTAACAGATTAAAAACCTAGGTGGTCTTTCATATAAGATACCGGTATTTGCGCAAATTTTAGTGAGCAGTTTTACGACATACTCAGGTCCGTTAGGTTTAAGAAGCGTAAATTTCAGCTTCTCTAGCGCGACGACGCGTCAGTCCGTTAAGAACCTTCCCGTCGTTTTTATTCCAGCTTGCGAATTGAGCGGCTGCGCCCGCGTAGTCACCTGCCAGATGTTTTCTCAGCAACGTACTGTCACCGAGACCCTCTGCTTTCGTGTCCTCATCGATGTCCAGTCCACAATTGTAAGCGAAGCTAAACATGGCGTCGAACTGTCCTTGGGACGTTTTTGACTTACCGATGAGAAGGTTAAGACCCGCAGTAAAGGCACGAAGATCCTTGTTGAAAACTTGGTCCGCGTACTCTTTTGTCCAGGGTGCTTCACCGAGTTGAATCTTGCGACCGTCCAGGTGCGTCGTCGAACCCCAACCACACGTGATGGGGAGACCGTTTGCTGAGCCGGGGTCTTTATAAGGCACCAACTGAAGCGTTTCAAACTCGTGAAGGAAGTCAATAATTCGTTGTGACGGTTGCATACCGACCGTTGCACCGTTTTGCCCTGAGACGACGGCGGTTGTCACTTGAGCAACGGCGTCACGAACACGAGCCGACTGCACCTTGCGAACTTCGTCACTCGTCAAACCGCGACCGAGAAGCTCACGAATAGCAACAAACAAGTTGCTCTCGTCGTAGTTAAACTCATCCATGCAGAGCTCTCGCAATAGTATCGTCTTTGGTCTGCGCTGAACGCGAAGAGCCAAGGAAAAAGTTAATGACAGAAGAAATTACAGTACCGAGTAAGAAACCAAGAATGACGTCAGCAAACCGAACGTTAGCTTCCGGAATTGTACCGAAGGTAATGTAACCAACGTAAACCGTTGACACAACCAACAGATACGAAGCCATGATGTAAACGAACAACTTACCGAAGCTGCTTGTAGAACCCAGCGCCGCGATCTGCATTGCTCTGGCGTTCGACGTATCAGTAAACGTCAGTCGCTCTCTTTCAAGATTTGTTTGATCTTTTGCTGTAAGATACGCCAAGATTTCGACTTGGTTAGTTTCCTGAAACTCACGCAACATTGAGGCTTCGTCATCTGTGACTTCAGCTGTTGCTGACAAATCAATACCTGTCTTTTCTTTAATGAAGTCTGTCCCTCGCTTAGCAACAGCGCCAGCGAGTAGACCGAGACCCTTGCTCGCGAGGGAGGCTACAAGACCTTCCAACATGAGGTTTTCCTTTATGTTGATTTATGAAAACAACTCTACCCCTTCATCAGTTTATGAAAGGGATAATAAAGGGAGGGGCGACTAAGGGTTAATCTAACGGGGTCAGCTCAACCTCAACGGCGCACCTACCTTGGTGTGAATTTCGTCCTAAATACGCGCGATAACGCGGCCCGCTGACGGACGCCGTCCTCGCCGATCATGGCGGGTATCCGGCGTCCGTTTCGCTTGCGAGGCGTGGTTGACCACTAGTAGACGACGTGATTTTTGAGAAGGCGTGCTTACTCGACGATCGTCCGCTGCACTCTTACAAACAACGATACACCAAAGTTTATCATTGGTCTAGCACCACTATCTAAATACATTGCTATATTAAAAGTTCTGAGACCACCTTCAGGCACTACTGCTTCTCCGCTAACATTTGTTGAAGATGCTGCAGCAGAATAAGTATCTACTGTGATTTCATCAAGAGTAGCTCCTGTCCCTCCACCAAAGAAGGGTGATGCTGACCAAGTCCCTGTACCTAAAACACGACTTACAACAAATGATACCATATTTAGTGTATAAATTCCTGATGGGTATTGACTTCCTGCACCCTGTGTAGTTGGCAAAGGCGTTGTTTCTAAGTTAAGCACCGCCCATATTTTGACAGTACTTCCAGGCGCTATGTCGTCAATTGTTAACTGAGCTATGACAGCGCTACTTGTAGACATCACGTCAGCTTGTGTTACTTTTACAGATTTTGTTCCAGAAGTGTTAAGCTCTGTAATTACACCACCAGCTTTAGTTCGTAGTCCAGCAGGAAAATACGTTGTATCAAAATAGATATCACCGTCTTGAAGACCGGCAGTGTTTGCTGCTGTATCACCTTCAAAAGAACCTAAGAAACGTCCTTGTACTTGTGCAGGTGTCAGGCTTGATTTAGCCAACAAACCCATATCTTGAATTTCAAGAGGTTTAATTGTACCATCAAGAAGATCAGAAACAAGTTCAGTAACGTCAGCGTCACTACCTGCCGGACCCACCGGTCCTATTGGTCCTGTTGGCCCCGTTGGTCCTGTTGGTCCAACTATCAAAGACCAGTTGTATGCTGCCGGATTTGTACCTTCGATTGGATCACTTTGTCCGGAAACAATACCAATATAAGAACGACTACCCGGTGTTCCCGTTGTAAAATCAGTAACACCGTCTTCGCTGTTAGCGTAAGCAATCCATGTATAAACCGCTGGACCTGTAGGACCTGTTGGTCCTGTGGGGCCTGTAGGGCCTACACCACCTGCTCTTGATTTTGAAATAGAGAAAACAACATCACGAATTTGACCGGCGTAAGAAGCACGAAATGTTACTGTTCCAGTGTCTGCAGACATCGCAGAAACCGCATAAGCACCAGTTGTAGAATTTATTGATGCAGTAACATTTAAAGATGATGCTATAGCAAACGTAGAAGATGCGGTTACATTTGTCACACCTTCATATACTAACATATTACCGCTTGCGCCAGTAAAAGACAAAACTGTACCAGACGCGTCTGCTGCAACAACATGGGCTTCGTTTGTTAAATAAGCAACAACCGGACTTACACCATCATCGCCATCTGTACCGGGCGGTCCAGGGTCACCGGGAGATCCAGGAGAACCGTCACTACCTCTAATCAAAGACCAGTTATAAGCAACCGGGTTTGTGCTTTCGGTTGGTGACAATTGATTAGGTGCAATACCAATGTAGTATCTATCACCGGGTGCACCAGTAGTAAAATCGGTAAGGCCATCTGAACTATTAGCGTAAGCAAACCAAGTATAAGTTGCTACACCGTCAGCACCAGGCGTACCGGGCACACCTTGAGTGCCTGTCGCTCCGTCAGCACCTCTAATAAGCGACCAAGTATAATCGCTAGCTGTTGTGCCTTCAGTCGGTGTTGTTTTGTTATTAGCAATGCCAATATAAGCTCTGCTACCGGGTGTGCCTGTAGTAAAACCAATTGTGCCGTCAACATTGTCAGCGTAAGCAATCCACGTATAAAGAGTTGCCCCTGCTACGCCCGGTGCACCCGGTACACCATCAGCTCCGTTAGCTCCACGCATTAATGACCACGTATATTGTGCCGGGTCTGTGCTTTCAGTTGGTGACAATTGATTAGGCGCAATACCAATATAATATCTATTAGCAGGTACACCTGTGGTGAAGTTAATTGTCCCATCAGCATTGTCAGCGTAAGCAAACCACGTATAAGTAGGCGCGCCATTAATACCCGGTGTGC